GAAGCTTTAATCACGTAAGCTGGTAAACCATCGATATCTAATATGAACCTATTTTTTAATTTCGGTTCAAATGGTGTAAACATTATTTCATTAGCATCTACTAATTCTGCCATTATTTTTCTCCTAAGTTAAAAACTACTTTCATATATAAATATCACGAAATACTAAAAAGTGTTTTAATTATTTAATACTATTCTGGAAAAGCCGCACCAGTTCTTTGTACTGTGAAGTCAAGAACTATGAACTCAGCTGTCCTTGTTGGTTGGATAATTACCTGACCTACAAGTTGATTTCTGTCAATTGTATCAGGTGTATTATTACTCTCATCCATTACAACCTTAAATACATTAACACCACTATTTGATTGAACTTGTTCCATATATGGATTCACAATGTTTAAGAATCTACTTCTTGTTTTTGAATTGTTTTGTTCAAATACTAAGAACCTTGATGTACTTGCAAAGAACTTTTTAAGTGTTATTAATAATCTTCTTACATTAACTCTGTCAAGAGCCGATGCTTTTTTCTGTAAAGTTTTTTGTCCAAACACACATACACCTTGTCCAGGAAATGTTGCGATTGGATTTACATTTGATTCATATAATTCATCTCTTTGTCCTCTCAATAATTGTCTTTCAACGTGTTGAGCGGATTCCAACCCTCCTCTGTTTAAACCAGCTGGTGCGAACCAAGGATGAGCAACTTTGTCATTAAATGAATACACACCTGCAACAGCGACTGATGGACAGGCCCAAATATGTTTACCCAACACAGGACTTGCAACTCTAACCCAAGGATAATACATCGCAGCATAACTTGAATTGTGAGCTTCAGCTCTTGTTGTAGCAGCGGTTGGACCATCTCCGAACCCAGTTGGGTCAACAACTAAGAACACATCACCTCTTTCTTTAACCATATCAATGGCTTTAGTCACAATGGCTTGGTGATTTGCAAAATTGTCTATAACACCAGGCATGAACAATAGATTAATATCGTATTCATCTTGATTTGATAATAAATTAATAGCATCTTCGTATGCTGTTTTTCCTTGATTAGCGGTTTGTAATATATACCCCTGAGTATTTGTATTACTTATGTTTTCATGAAAACCAGGATTCCCACTACCACCTATTAAATTTCCAAATGCATCATATCCTACAAAACCAGAACTACCTCCTGAAAATGAACCTCCAAATGAACCACTACCATTACCAGGCATATTTTGATATGATGCTGTTGTTACATTTCCATTTGTATCAAGATATTCAGTAACTGGTTTTACAACCTCTACTCTTACATATTTTGATTTATTCACGTATGAACCACTCATCGCGACGTGAACATCTGTAGTGCCTGGATTAGAAAGAACAGGTTTCATATCACCAATCACTCTCGCGATATAATTATTTTCTTTTGGGTCGATTGATAAATTATTAAATGTTTCTAAAATTTGTTTTTCTTTGTGAGTATCGTTTCCGGCTCTGATTAAAAGATTGAATGTTCCTTTTGTGTGATTTGCATTGGTTACTTCGTATCTAATGTTATCAGATGAACCTGAAGTTAAAATCATATTAGTACCAACGGAATCAACTCCACCAGTGAAATCAGTCACATCAACAACATCTACACCACTACCATCAGCAAGAACTCCAGTGATATTACCCGCAGTTCCTAAAACAGTATCCATTTGAAGAGTAATTTTAACAGAAGATGAACCTACACGAGCAGTTATACCTTTTACACCAGCTTGTCCTCTACCACTTGTTGCAAATTGAATATTGTCATCAGCAGTTCCATTAATAGCTTTAATAATTTTTCCAGCTGTATCAGCATCTGATACACCATTCACACCAATAGCTAGTGCATCAGCACCTTCACCAACAGGTGCATCTGTTTGGTCTGCATCTAATGTAATGGTTACTGCACCGCCCTCACCACCATTAGCATCAGGAACATTTATTGTAAATACAGAATCATTTCCACCAGCACCAGTAGCATCAATAGCATCTACAGCAGTAGCACCGACACTTTGGTCATTGTTTAAAATTTCACCAGAATCATGAGTATGTAATTTGAATGAAATTTCTGAACCTTGAACTTGATGTGGTACATCACTACCTGTAAATTGAAGTCCACTACCCGTCATAACATTCGCAGTAGCTGGAGTAAATTCACCATCCAATATTCTAACAACAGTTAATTTATTCCCATTTTTTAAATAATTTCTAGCCAATTCTGAAGTAAGGTATGTAGTTTTTGAACTTCCACTCAAAAGTGCTTCACCAAATACTTGAGAAAACTCACTCATACTTGATACAACGGTTGGTATCATAGCTGGGCCTTTAACTGTTGGCCCGATGACTGCAGCTCCTATTTCACCAACAGCAGCTGGTAAAAAACTTTGGTCTACTTCATTTGTAAAAACACCTGGTGAAA